AAGGCGCAGGACGGAACAGATGAACGAATTGGAACCACTAAGACGGGAAATGGACCCGCTTACAGGGATAAGTATGCTCGCCGTGGGGTACGTGCTGGTGAGATTCCCGAACTTCATTCCTTCATTATCGACATTTATGAGGAACTTTCTGGAGACTCTGTAATCCTAATGGAGGGGGCACAGGGCTTCTGGCTTGACCCAGACTGGGGTGACTACCCTTATGTAACGTCTTCACACACAGGAACAGCAGCAGCCCTCCAAAACGGAATCAACCCACGCTCTATCCGCAATGTCTGGGGCATTATCAAGGCTTACGAGACTTATGTTGGAAAGCGTAAGTTCCAGCCCGACGACGCTGTGTTTGATCAGATTCAGCAGGTTGGTGCTGAGTTTGGTGCTACGACAGGTCGCGTCCGTCAGTGTAACTGGATCAACACAAGGGAAGTGCGTCAGGCAATTGACATGAATGGCGTGAACCGCCTTGTAGTCAACAAGATGGACGTTCTACGCGAGATCGACACTTGGGGAACCACAGAGCGCCGCCTTCACGGCGAGCGTCACTTCCGCAAGCACCTCACGGACGAGTTCAGTCGGAGACTAGGGATCGAGAAGATCTATTTCTCTGACAACCCTCACACGATCCACGAAGAAAATCCCTTGACAGCAGCCGCCTGACCGGTTACATTATCTATAACGTTGGAGGACAGATGAGCAAGAACTACGGCTACGCATGTATCAACATGCAGTTGTCAAACCCGCAGGATTATGGTGGTAAAAAGCAAGATAGAATCACTACTAATCGCTCCATGATCAAGAGAACTTTTGAAGAGAAGGGGATCGAGTATGCATCCTCCTTGTCTCTCCTAAACGTACTCGATCTCCAAAAGATCCTTGAATGGAATGTTGAGCACGGGATCAAGTTCTTCCGTCTGTCCTCCAACGTTTTTCCTTGGGCGTCAGAGTACCAACTCCACGACATGCCCGACTATGAAGCAATCTTCGAGGCTTGTGAGAAGGCAGGCAACTATGCACGGGAACATGGTATTCGTCTTACTTCTCACCCCGGACCATTCAACAAGCTGGCTTCTCCAAATGAGAAGGTGTTTCAGAACACCTTGAGAGACTTGGAGATTCACGGAGAGTTCTTCGACATGCTTGGTCTACCTCGCAACCATTACGCAAAGATTAACATTCATGTCGGCGCAGCCTACGGCAACAAGCCCGTAGCCCTCGATACATTTGCTCGTAACTTTGAGAGACTACCAGATAGCGTGAAGTCTCGTCTAACCGTGGAGAATGACGACCGTGAATCACTTTACTCGACTATCGAACTCTATGAGGGAGTTTACAACAGGACTGGTATTCCGATTGTTTTTGATTATCATCATCACGGTTTTTGCACTGGCGGTCTTACAGAAAAAGAAGCCTTGGAAATTGCAATCTCGACGTGGGGAGACATCAAGCCGGTAGTCCACTACTCCGAGTCCCGTGCTGAAGAAAAGCGCGACTCCAAGATTCGCCCACATGCCCACTCAGATTTCGTCAACGGACCAGTTGACGACTACGGCTACGACCTCGACGTTATGATCGAGGCGAAGATGAAGGAACTCGCCCTGTTCGGGCTTAAAAAAAACGACGCTGAGCGCTTGACAGCGGCAGCGTGACGAGTTACATTACAAACATAACAAGGAGGACAGCATGTCTACATCAACCGAAGAGAAGAAGCGCTACGTCATGGAGTACATCCGTTCACTCGTAGCAATTGAAGAGGCCATGGAGCCTTACAAGGAGCAGAAGCGCGAACTGCGTACCGAGTATCGTGAGCAGGGCTGGCTGAACACCGACGAGATCCGTGCGGCTGTGAAGGCTTACCGTCTGTTCAAGGGTAAGATTGACATTGATGAGGTTTACGACAACTACAAGGCGCTTTCGGGCGAAGATACGGAGAACCCATGATTATTGAGTATCATCGCCTTTACAGCGACGTGCAGCATCCAACTCGCTCGAACCCCTCGGATGCTGGTCTTGACATCTATGCTTTCCTCGGAGGAAAGGATGACTTCAAGGTTATTCTGCCCGGACATTCTGTCCTAATCCCAACAGGGCTGAAGTTTGGCATTCCACACGGCTACATGCTACAGGTTATGAACCGCTCAAGTGTAGCAGCCAAGCGTGGTCTTGTTGTTGGAGCCCACGTCGTTGACTCTGGTTACGACGGAGAGGTCTTCATCAATCTTCACAACGTTGGGCATCGTAGTCAGGACATCAAGCACGGAGACAAGATTGCTCAATTGGTAATGATTCCAGTAGTCCACTTCCGTGCATTTGAGGAAGTAGACGGAATACTTTACGACGAGCGTCACCCAATCACTATTTCAGAACGAGGCTCAGGAGCCCTAGGGAGTACAGGTGGATAAGAATACACGAGAAGTCATGTTTAGTTCAAAGTCAAACGAGTGGGCTACTCCGCAGTCCATCTTTGACAAACTAAACAGCATCTATGGTCCATTTACTCTAGACGCTGCTGCATCAGACGACAACTACAAGGTCGCAAAGTATTACACTCAGGCAGATGATTCCTTATCACAGGATTGGTCTGGTCATCGAGTATTTCTCAACCCACCTTATGGTCGCGGACTAAAGGATTGGGTCAAGAAGTCATACGAAGAGGGACTTAAGGAAAACACAATGGTTGTTATGCTTATCCCCGCCCGTACTGATACTGCATACTGGCACGAGTACGTGATGAAGGCAGACGAGATTCGCTTTGTTCGAGGACGCATCAAATTTGGTGATGAGACGAATAGCGCACCATTCCCATCAGCAGTGGTGGTTTTTCGTCCGTCCGCATTTGACGGACCCCGCATCACAGGAATGGAGCGACCATGAATAGGGCACAACGGCGACGGCTCAAGAAGAAGAATAAAGGCAACGAAAAACTCGCCCAAAAAATTTCCACCTTTAGCCACAGACCGGACAACTGCTCAGCATGTAACGCCGCATTTGACCCCAAATCCAAGGAACATGCGCTCACATGGCGAGTAGTTGTACGGGAAAATCCAACGCAGGTAACCCTATTTTGCCCAGATTGCATCAATAAAGCACAGGAGGTAATTGATGCCCACACCAACACAGATGATTGACCTATTTGATTCGCAGGGCTCTCACGATGACGAGTTCTCCGACAACCTAACAGGACTTGAAGGTCTAGCACGACGCGAAGCCGTCAATCACCCCTCACATTACAACACCGGAAAGATTGAAGTAATTGACGCAATCGATGATTGGAAACTTGACTTCAATGCCGGTAACGTGGTAAAGTATGTTGCGAGACACCAACACAAGGCAGATCCCCTTGAAGACCTCAAGAAAGCCCGTTGGTATCTTGACCGACTAATCGAGAGGATAGAAAATGGCAGTTAGCAGAATCAATCGAAAAAACCTAGACCAAATCCTAGGTGGCGGAGTGACAGGTGAACACGAAGTCGTAATTAAACTCTATGGCTCCAATTGTCACCTATGTCACGCTCTAAAGCCGCAGTTCGTAGACATTTCCGATGAATATGGTGATGTTCACTTCTATGCATTCAACATGGAAGACGGCGAGGGTCTAGAAAAGAAGTGGGGATTTAGTGGAGTTCCTTCCATTTGTTATGTCCGCACCGGAGGTATGCGTCCTCGTGTGCGTTTCATGGAAGACCCGCCGCAACCGCATAAAGAAATGTGGTTCCACCCAACCGGAATCCGCAAGTTTATTGACAACAATAGGAACTAACAATGGAGACAGCATTAACCTATGACGACGTTTTACTCTTACCACAATACTCCGATATCCGCTCTCGATCTGAAGTGGATATCTCTTCTAATCTGGGGAACGGACTAGAACTCGGACTACCCATCTTTGCTTCACCGATGGATACTATTTCCGAGGTAATGATGGCAGAAGCAATGCACCATGCAAGCAGTGCTGGTGTTCTACACCGCTACAACACAATCGGGCAGCAAACCGAAATGATTCGTGCTGCCAAAAGTAGCGGCGTAGCCAACATCGGATTCGCTGTTGGCATTGATAACGATTACCTTGATCGTGCTGAAGAGGGCGTAAAGGCAGGCGCAACATTTGTTTGCGTTGACGTTGCTCATGGCCACCACGTCAAGATGCGAGAAGCCTTGAAAAATTTGCGTTATGAATTGGGTTCCCAAATCCACATCATGGCAGGCAACGTAGCAACCCTCGAAGGCGTAAACGACCTCGCAGACTGGGGAGCAGACTCCGTTCGATGCAACATTGGTGGTGGCTCTATCTGTTCTACCAGAATCCAGACAGGACACGGACACCCCGGCTTGCAGACGATCTTTGATTGTTCTCGCACAGACCGCGACGTTACTATCATTGCCGACGGAGGCATTCGCAACTCTGGCGACATTGTAAAGGCTCTCGCTGCTGGCGCAGACGCTGTAATGTTGGGTTCCTTGCTATCTGGAACGCGCGAGACACCCGGAGAAACCCTTGTAGACGGAACAGGTCGTAAATTTAAAACCTACCGAGGAATGGCGTCCAAGGAAGCGCAAATGGATTGGAGAGGACGCTACTCTTCATTTGAGGGTGTCTCGGCTACTGTTCCCTACCGAGGCAAGGTAAAGAACGTTCTTGAAGACCTTGAGCGAGGCATTCGTTCTGGGTTGTCCTACTCTGGTTGTCGCTCTATCCATGAACTACAACATAGAGCCAAGTTTGTTCGTCAGACCTCCGCAGGTCTTGGCGAGAGCAGAACACACATTCTGAATAGGAGTGTGTGAAATGTCTGACGATCCAAACTACGGAGAAGACGTAAAGTCAATTCGTTTTTGGGTCTATGACGACGATCACGCACGACTAATCATAAGGCTGAGACACAACAAGATAAGGGTGTCTCAGTTCTTCCGTGCCGTGATCGATGGCGTCATTGAGGAAGACCCAAATCTAATGGCTTTCTTGGACAATTATGTTGTAGAGCATAAGATCCTAAGCCGCAAACGCTTTACCAAATCGCTCAAACTGAGAAAGAAAGGAGAAGAAAAGTTAGAAGACTGGGGACTCCTAGATGATGCCGACAAAGAAAACCTATTTGATCTAATCGCACAGGAGTTTCCAGACCTATGAATAAAGAAGACTTACTAGTATGCTCGCAGCAGTGCCTTAAAGACAGGGAATGTTGCCCAGCAGACAAATGTAAATTTCACATTGACTATGAAGACGAATTTAATTGTTCCCTGATCTCGATCCATGAAAATGGACCTATGACTCTCAGGGAAATAGCAAAACGCGAAGGACTTTCTTTCGCGAGAATAAAACAAATAGAAAGTAAGGCACTAATTAAACTACAGAAACGTTTGCCTGACGGAGAAGAATTATTGGCTTCTTCTGGTGACGTAGACTATTTAACATTGAGTTTTTAAGGAGAATTAAAACAATGGCTCGCAAGACACTACTATCAGAATCAGAAATCCGTCAGTTTATGAAATTGGCGAACATCAAGCCCCTACAAGAAATGGGCATGGGCGGCGAACTACCAGTCCCCGGTATGAGGGATGATGAGGAAGAAGAAGACGAACCCGGAATGCGCGATTACATGCAGGAGGCTGAAGACGAAGAAGCGCCCGCCCCAGAAATGCCAGCCCCCGAGGGCGGCGAAGAAATGGAAATGGATATGGGCGCTGAAGAACCCGCAGGCGACATGGACATGGATATGGGTGGCATGGACGCAGACGGTGGTAAAGAAGAGCAGTTTGCTGACATCGTTGACAAACTTGCTGACCTACTTGGTCTTGACGCCGATGTTGAGGTTGGTGGCGAAGAAGAGATGGAAATGGGGGGTGAAGTTGACGCCGATGAAGGTGGT